CTAAAACTGATATTATCTCTGCCCAGCGCAGTTACATTGGCCCGCGTGATGTCCGCCCGGTTGTGATGACTGCTGAGGATGTCGCTGATTTTTCGAGCCTGTCCGATATCGGCCTGAATCTGCCGGCCGGCTCTGTCGCCAAAATGGCGCAACTGTATGCAATGGATGACCAGCAAGGCGGCGTAACTACTGCCTCGATGTCAACCTCCATTCAGTTTCTGCAAACTTTTCTTCCCGGCCTTGTCCGCACGAATACCGCTGCTCGCAAAATTGATGAACTTGTCGGTATCACGACTATCGGCAGCTGGGAAGACGAGGAAATCGTCCAACAAGTTCTGGAGCCCATTGGTAACGCTATCCCTTATGGCGATTACACCAATGTATCTCTGTCGAGCTGGAACGTCAACTATGAGCGCCGCTCTATCGTCCGCTTTGAAAAGGGTCTGAAAGTTGGTGTCTTGGAAGAGGCGCGCGCCGCTCGCGCTCGCATCAACAGCGCTGCCGAGAAGCGTAATGCTGCATCCATGGCGCTCGAAGTGCAGCGTAATGCAATCGGGTTTTATGGCTACAATTCAGGCGTTAATCGTACCTACGGTTTCCTGAATGACCCCAGCCTGCCAGCATATGTGACTGTTGCTGCTGGCGCATCGGCTAGCACGCTGTGGAGTCAGAAGCAGTTTCTGGAAATCACCGCTGATATCCGATCCGCTGCTGCTGCCCTGCAAACTCAGTCGCAAGATACCGTCCCGATGGATGGCCCGCTGACCCTGGCCGTGCCAACGAACAGCTACGCCTACCTGACTACCGTCTCGTCCTTCGGCAATTCGGTGATGCAGTGGATTAAGGAAACTTACCCGAAGATGCGCGTTGTCTCTGCCCCTCAGCTTAATGCTGCAAATGGTGGTGCCAACGTGTTCTATCTGTATGCTGAGTCGGTTGACGATGGCAGCTCGGATAATGGCCGCGTGTTCGATCAAATCGTGCCGGCTAAATTCCAATCGCTGGGCGTTGAAAAGCAGTCTAAGGCTTATGTCGAAGATTATGCTAATTCGACCGCTGGCGTCTTGCTCAAGCGGCCGTACGCGATCTGCCGTAGGTCAGGAATCTAAAATTTCTGAGTAATTAAGCTATGCGGAATGGGTTTATATCTATTCCGCATCTTTAATTATTTAGTGTATAATTAAAACACCTAAACTACTGGCATTTATAAATGGCTCGTCCAGCAAAGCAAAACGCATCGGGTGTTATTCAGGGTAAATCATACTGGGTTTACTCAACACTCGCAAATGATAATCGCTATGTCGAGTGGATCAATGGCGGCGGTGAGCTATCGTATGAAGGCAGGTCTGTGTTGATTCGAGGGGGCGCGGGCGTGATGAATGACCGAATTATCACCCCAATGGGTATTGCCACCGAAGTATCTGAAGATGATCTGTCTGTGCTGAATAAGTGCCCAGTGTTCAAGGTGCACAAAGATAACGGGTATATCCTGATTCAGGAAAAGTATTCTGAAGTGGAGGCTGTTGTTGCCGACATGACTGGACGGGACAAATCCGCCCCGATTACTCCTAGCGATTTCCAAGACGCGCATGAAAGCGTTGCGGTTCCCATGGAAGACTATCGGTAAATAGAATGGCGACCCATGCCCTAGATCTGGTCAACTTTCGGGCATTATTCCCGGAATTTGTAACCACCCCGAACGATGCACAACTGGCGGCATACTGGGGCATGGCTACCCAATACATGAGCCCGAACGATGGATTTGTGCTCTACGGAGATACCCTGCAATTAGGACTAAACCTGATGACCGCGCATCTCGCAAAGAGTATGACCCTCATCTCATCGGGTAAACAGTCGGTTGTTGTCTCAAGTTCAAGCGAGGGAAGCGTCTCTGTTTCTCTTGTCCCTCCTCCGATCAAATCTGGTTGGCAGTGGTGGCTATCAACAACCCCATACGGTGCTCAACTGTGGGCATTACTCAATATTAAAACGGCTGGTGGTTTAATGGTTGGCGGGAGCCTAGAGCGGGCTTCTTTCCGACATGCTGGCGGGGTATTCCTGTAATGGCCTTTGACCTCTCAAAACTGCATGCACATTTGGAGTCAATCCCAAAGCAGTTTGAAGGCAAATATGCCAAAGTCGGATGGTTCCCATCTGCCGTTTACGAAGATGGCACGCCTGTCGCATATGTTGCAGCAATTCAAGAGATGGGCGCCCCTGGTGTAAAGATCCCGCCTCGCCCATTTTTGAAACCATCTCTAGAGCAGAATAAAGAAGAGATTGCAGAAGCCCTGAAAGATGGCGTAGACGCTGTGGCTCGGGGCGTTATCTCTGCCGATCAAGTGCTTGATGTTGTCGGTGACAATCTAGCCAAGGGCGTAGGCGAGTACATCCAGACCGCATCTTATCAGCCACTTAGTGCTGTGACTGTGATGCTGCGCAAATGGCGCAGAGAAGGCCAGACAATTACTGGCGCTACTGTCGGTCGTGCCGCTGCTGCGGTTGCTGCTGGTGAATCTATTTCAGGCGTTAACGCTGATCCGCTGCAAGATACCGGCTTATTGGTTAACTCAATAAGCCACGAAGTCGGCAAGATTTAGGCCACAAACACAAGATTACCAAAATCGTCAACCACTGCAAAAGCAGGGCAATTGTTCAAGCTACCTTGACCGATGGCCCAAAAACGAGCTGTGGCCTTGGTGTGAGCGAACTTGTTCGATTGTGCAACCGACTTCCAGTAGTAGCCTGATCCATCCTTCTTTTGCACCGGAATGTAGCGAGATTCGCGGTATGCGTCTTGCCACTTCCATGAGCCCTTTTTGCTGGTGACGATACGCTTAACAGAAGCGTACGAACCATTGATGTTGATGGCGACTTGCATGATTTCTCTCCTGTTTCGGGCCGCTCCGTGCTGCCCATGTAGTTAATGTAATCCAGGCAAATCTACCTGTCCAGCACTGTTACAATTAATTTATGCTTGATGTCCGGTCCATCGCCAACAGTGTGATCCAAATCACGAACCCCAACGTATCGATTAGTTGGCTGCGTTCGACTGGAGGGTACACGACCGATGCGGCGGGTCATCGCACACCGACCACATCAGCGACAACCGTAGACGCTCAGATACAGGGGTTGTCTGCTGGCGACCTACAGCACACAGACGGACTCAACATCGAGGGTGTGAAACGCTCTGTGTACATGTACGGCAATGTTCAGGGCGTTGTGCGGGCCGATCAGCAGGGCGGTGACATTCTGGTGTTCCCCGAGATTCCTGGCGGCGTTAACCGCAACTGGCGGGTTATTTCTGTTGCCGAGACGTGGCCCACATGGGCGCATGTGATTGTGGTGCTGCAATGAGCCTATCTAACACTATCACCGACGATGCAGTTTTCACGGCCCTACGTACATTCCTGGCCGCAGTTCTACCGACCGGAACAGAGGTTATCCAAACTCAGGATAACGGTGTCCCTTTGCCGTTGGGTGGGTTTGTATCAATGAATAATGTAGGACAGCGCCGGCTAGCCACCAACGTCAGCACGCACGCCCCGGGCCTAGTTAATCCTGGTGCACGAAACGTAGAAACCGATACTGAATATACGATTCAGGTTGATTGTTACGGTAATGATGCCGGGTCATGGGCCAATACCATTCAAATGCTATTCCGTGACCCGTTTGCATACGATATTTTCCCGTCGAATATCAAGCCACTATTTGCGGATGGACCTATACAGGTGCCGCTAATCAACGGAGAACAGCAATGGGAGCAACGGTGGCGCACACAGGCGGTTATGCAAACTAACGCTGAAGTGGTTGTGCCTCAAGATTACGCGGACAAATTGAATGTTGGCATCATCGCCATCGATGTTTAGAGTATGTATTAGATAGTTTTATCTAATGCTAAAATTAAAGTAATCAACACGCCCGCTTATGCGGGCTTTATTTGGGGTTTATATGGCTACTATTCCTATCGATACCATTGTTAAAGTAAATCCGGGGGTTTTGTCTGCGGCTGGATCTGCGGTTGACCTGAATGGATTGATTCTGACTAATTCGGCCACGGTGCCAATCGGCGCAGTGCAATCGTTTGCCACCGCTGCGAATGTCGGCGCATATTTCGGTCTGGGCTCGACTGAATATGCCATGGCCACCATTTATTTTAATGGGTACACCAATTGCACCGTTACGCCGTCTACGCTGTATTTCGCGCAATACCCTAGTGCTGCGGTTGCTGGTTGGATGCGTGGCGGCTCGCTATCGAGTATGACACTGGCGCAGCTACAGGCGCTATCCGGCACTATGACGATCAGCGTTGACGGTACAGCAAAAACCTCTAGCACAATCAACCTATCCGGCGCAACCAGTTTCAGCAATGCTGCGACCATTATTGCTGCTGGGTTTACCTCATTTGGGGCTACCTGCACATGGAATGCTACGCTGAGCGAGTTTGTATTCACCAGTTCGACCACTGGCGCATCTAGCTCTATCTCGTTCGCCACGGGCACGCTATCCGCCTCGCTGAAACTCACCTCTGCCACTGGTGCGGTTACGTCTGCGGGCGCTATTGCTGGCGTCCCCGCCACGTTTATGGCAACGCTGATTCTGAATAACCAGAATTGGGCGCTATTTACTACCACTTGGGCCGCTACGCTTTCCGAGAAGTCAGCATTTAGCGCATGGGTTGCCACCACAAACAACCGTTATGGCTATGTCGGGTGGGATACTGACGTTAATGCATTGACTGCTGGCAGTACTGCAACATGGATGTATTCTGTTCTCGCCGCAGCTCAAGCCGGAACGGTCCCTGTCTATGGGGACCAGACCCATGCGTCGTTTATTCTGGGCTATGCCGCATCGCTTGATTTCAATCGACTGAATGGCCGGGCAACTGCCGCATTTAAATCACAATCCGGTCTAGTTGCATCGGTTACTGACGCCACCAGTGCCAGCGGCCTCACTACCAACGGTTATAACTTTTACGGTATCTACGCCAACGCAAAACAGCAATGGACGTTTTTGATGCCGGGTGTCACTAGCAATCGAGATGCCGCAGGTAACCCTATTTTCTTGGATACATTCCTCGACGCGATCTGGCTGAATGCCAATCTGCAACTTGCGGCGATTAATCTTCTCACGTCATACGGCGCTATCCCGTATAACGATGTCGGTTATAGCCAAGTTGCATCGGCATATCAAGACCCAATCAATAACGCTATCAACTTTGGCGCTATCCGTACAGGTATCGCGCTATCAGCTTCGCAGATTGCGCAGGTCACCAGCATTATCGGAACGGATGTTTCATCCAGCATTTCCGCCAAGGGCTATTACCTGCAAATTGCTCCGGCATCGGCAGCGGTCCGTGTGGTTCGTGGTAGTCCGTCATGCACGCTGCTTTATACCGATGGTCAGAGTATTCAGGCCCTGACCCTGGCGTCGATTGAGATTCAATAACTGACGCTCACGCAATAAACAATATACCCGGTTCGCCGGGTTTCTCTTGGAGTTATTATGGCAACTATTACTAGTGCTAATTCAGTTTTGACGCTGGTTATTCCTAAGCTGTTTCCAGTGCCTCAGACTATTCAGGGCTTCGCCGCTGATGATGCGTTTATGGCCGATGCCGTAGACATGGCTGAAGTCGTCATGGGGGTCGATGGCAAACTATCTGCCGGTTTCGTTTTTAACCCGGTAAAAATGACAATTACGATTATGCCGACTAGCCCCAGCATGGCGTTTTTTGAGACCTGGATTAACACTCAAAAGGCCCAACGAGAAGTATATCCTGCTGACGGCGTGATTATGATGCGCTCGATTGGCCGCACTTATGCGCTGAAGAACGGTTATCTGACTAGCGCAAAGCAAATGCCGGACAACAAGAAGCTGCTCTCGCCTATGCCATTTTCGATTACTTGGGAACTCGTGACTGGGGCTGCACTGTAATGGCCCGTAACGTAGCTCAAGTCCGAATTGATGCGGTTGGACGTGATAATGGCAAGCTCTTTATTATCACGGAGCTGCCGGCCTCACGCGCCGAAAAATGGGCAATGAAGGCATTCCTTGCCATGGCAAAGAATGGCATTGAACTGCCCGATGGGATTGAGTTTTCCGGCATGGCTGGCATTGCTAAAATTGGCCTAAAACTTATCACCCAATTGCCGTTTGATGTGGCAGAAGAATTGATGGATGAGATGTTTACATGCGTCCAAATTGCGCCTAATCCTTCAAATCTCTCGGTTATGCGAGCATTGATTGAGGACGACGTAGAAGAAATCTCGACCCGCATTAAACTGCGCATCGAAGTATTCAAGCTCCACACGTCTTTTTCGAGCGCCGCAGGCTGATAGATTTCGGTCCTGCGGCGTCTGCTGATTTGCCACACGGCATAGTATCCTACCTAAACCTGCCGCATACCCTCGCAGCGGTTATCAGCGACCGCATGGCGACCTTACATGAACTAGATACCATCTATGGTGTAGAGGATCTATGGCTCATGCTAGAGGTACGCTCTGTCGATAATCACAACCGCGCCCTGATGAATAAGGCTGAATAATATGG